GTTGCTGCACACGCAGGTAGAATATTACTTTGCAACGATGCTGATGGTAAATTTACTTTACCAAGTATCAATGTAAATAGTAATGGTGCTACTGCAGGTGACAATGACTTTAACAATCTAAACAACATTGGTGCTTCTTTTCACTTTTTTGTGGAAACTGCTGCAACAGATATGGACATTAAAACTGATGGGACTGATAAATTTAAAGGTTCTATTTTAATTTCTGTAGATGATGGAACTATAAAAGGTTTTGTACCAGGTGCATCTAATGATGTTATAACTATGAACGGTTCTACAAAAGGTGGAATCGCTGGTAGCATAATATCTTTCACAGCGATTGATACTGCTACATACATGGTTCACAATTCTTTATTGATTGGATCAGGTACAATAGTAACACC